GCTCTTTAACTTCAACAACCTTTTCTGGTGTTGTTTTTTTTACAGTTGACATTTTACTCCTTTGTTATTATTATATCAGATTTAATTAAAAAGGGCAGAGAACGAATCCCCTGCCCTAGATAATTGCTTAATGATTAGGAAGCAGCAATGTCCTTGTAGGCAATTGCATCTTCTTCTTCAATTTGAACACCAAAACGTACAAATACGGTGTATTCAATTGTATCTTTCTTTGGAACATATTGACGATTGACGGTAATATCCCGTTGGAATCCCCAAATACGGTTCTGTGGGAAAGTAAGATCGACATAATCTGCTGGGTAGTAAGGAACTTCCATTACGTCAACGCCAAGTACACGAGTGGTACGGGCTCCTCCGAATGTTTGTCCTACGCCATCAAGATAGTCTTGACGATTTGCTTGTGTGCTACCGTTACGGCTTGAGAAAGCCTCAGAAATAGCATCTGCAAGAGTACCGTTGTTACGTACGATGCTTTGGAAAACATCTGTACCTGCATAGAACTTAAGATTGTTCTTAAGTGCACGATACTTACGTGGCATTGCATTGATAATGCCTTGCATAACTGGAGTTGTCCAGTTATCGCTTGTAACTGCTGGAAGAACTGAATCGTGTGCATCTCCATTAGTTGTGATTTTGTTAACAAAACCATCCATAATAGAAAGGAATGATCCTGTTGAACCATCTCCGTTAATAGCCAAGTCTTCGATATCATTACCGAATGCGTTGGTCATCAAACGAACAAGATGATCTTCAAGAGCAGCCCCTTCAATATTATCTTCTAGACCTTCTGATGTAACTTCCCAATCAAGACGAATCTTTTTGGTTGTCAATTCTACTTTAGAAAAAGTAGCACCAGCGTTTGTATATGCACCACTGCCTTGAGCAGCAGCACGAATTACACGCTCACCAACGTTAACTTTTTCAAGTTCCATTGTATTTGCTCGCATTGTAACTCTACGTCCGTCTTTTGCAAGAACAGTTGCATCCCAAACATAGTCAATAAATTGACGAGCCTGTTCAGGTCGTAGAATTCCACTACCTGCTGCACCCGAAGGATTTACAGCGTTTGGTCCGGATGTGACTCCAGAAAGAGCAGTAGGAATATTTCCTAAAATTCCTGATGCTGGAGTTGCTACTCCACCAATTCCACCGGAGGCAAATCCACCCTCAGCGTTATAAGCGCCTGGTACGGAAACTCCTGGTTGATTTTTAATGATTTCTTCTGACATATTGTTCACCTCCAAGTGAATTTCTACTTAAACAGGTCGGAGTCTGTGAGGAACCGTCCGCCCCATATTGATTTTTGAACCATCTCTGGTTCCTGAACAATCTCACCGAGATCGCCAGACTTGCGGAAAGCGGTGTCTTGCTCTACAGCATCCACTCTCTTTCCAAATTCATTGTAAGAATCCTTAACTTCTTTAACCTCACCGGAAATGTTTTGGATTGACTTACTTAGATCAGCAATTTGAGCCTGTAGGCTTAATACAGTCTCTTCATTTAATGATTTAACCATTGCTGTTAGATCGCCAAAGGCATTAGCAAGAGTATTCTTGATTTCAGCAATTGCTTCAACTGCAGTGTCATCAGATTTAGCGATCTCTTCTGTTTTTTCAACAGTCTCGACAACTTCTTCTGATTTAACAATCTCAGTTTCAACAACTGCCTCATTTGTTTCAACTGCAACAGTTTCTGCAACTTCAGCATCTACGCTTTTAGTTACAACTGTCTCAGTTGCCTCTGGTACGACCTCAACATTATCAACAACGTTTGTTGTCTCTTCTGTCATAGGACTTACCTCCTTTTGCATCTTAATTGCACTAATGCCTTTTGCACTATCAACTAAGAACTTTATCATTTTATCTTTGTCTGTATCAGACTTTTCAACAAAACCTATATTTTTCATTTGACTTCCACTTGTAGGACTTAATTCAAAATCATTATCTGAAATCATAATTAGTCCAGATTCTTTATCCCAAAAAACATTTTCTACGGCTAGATCGGCGATGTCGCCTTTCATAACGTTTATTCCATCAACTTTTTCAATTGACACAACACTAGCAAATTGATTTGCTGGGCTATCAACAAGAGATAGTTCAAATAAATCATAATCTTTAATAATTCTAATTGGACGATCTACCTTTTCATCATATCCATCATCCCATTTATTCATAATTCCACCGATTGAAAATCCAGAAAGGGTGCCATCTAAAACCTTTTCCCAAGTGTTTTGCGCTCCTTTTGAAACGTAAGCAGAAACAAAAACTCCTGAGTAAAACTTTTTTGAGTCGGCATCAAAGTACTTATCTTCTTTAAATGAAACCATCTTGCCAACTGCAGATGGTTGATGCATTTCTCTTATATTTCCTTTAAAAGCAGCAAATGCTTTTATGCTTGCATCGCTTGTTACAATGTCATTTTGTTTGTCTAAATTATCAAGAGTTGCAAATCCCGAAACAATTCTGCGCTCTTGATCAATCTTTGAGATTGGCATAGACAATCTAAGATTGTTGCCATCCGATTTCCAATGCGCTTTATTAATGATATCCATATCCTTACTATTATACCAACTATTTTAATACTTTTTATTAATTAGAAGATCTGCCTTCGCCTTGTGCATTTCTTCCAGCAATTGTGGATGGGCTATCAGAATTATTGTTTGCTCTTTGGGAATCTCTTTCTCTATTCCCTGCTAAGTTTGCTCTAGCATCTGTTTCTTGTCTTGGACTCATTTCAAATGGGATATCTCCATCTTTAATTTGTGGCAATCCAAGTTTCTCTCTTGCTTCATTTGGCATCATTACTTGGGTCTTAACATACCGTTCAAGAATTTGAGACTGAGAAATTTCATCAGTAAGCGTAAGTTCGTTAAATTTAAGTTCAAGAATGTCGGTTTTTTCACGAATAATTTTGTTAATTAGTTTTGATATTTCATTCTGTGCTGGACGAGAAACCTGTTCTTTAAATGTGCGATCCTGTGCAAGTGCGTTGGCAATTGACCCAGAATCTCCTCCACCCAATTTAGACAATGGAACCTGATGGGCCACTAGAATATCGTTTCTGTTTTGAAGTCTATATTCTTTAAAAGATCCTTCTTGAACGCCATTTTCAATTGGCTTCATGTCAAACTCAACTTTACTATTTTCAGTATCTCCTGGAAGCGGAATATACAAAGTTCTGTGAGACTGACCTTTTAATCCAGTTTGTAAAAATCTAAACATTTTGTCTTCTGCATCTGCACTTAACTTAGCGCCTTTAAGTGTAATGATATATCTTGGCACTGCCTTGTTCTCAAAGTAATCAATATTGTAGTTTGATGCAAGTTGATCACCAATAAGTGAAGCAAGGGCTGAAATAATATCTGGAACTCCATAATAAGTATTTAATGGAGAGTATTGCTTAAAATGAATAACCTCATTTGGTCTCGTATCTGTTGTTACAGGGTTTTGATTCTTTGCCCCAAAATTTCTAAAGTATGTAACTGATGGCTGAATAATCTGAACATATCCGTCATTTAATCTGCGAACACGCATTGTTGTTGATGGAATATGACCAATGTAACCAATCTCTCCTGTTACTTTACGACCAATTTCCATGTATCCATTTCCAGTTGCCTGCACATCTACATAAATCTTTTCCATAATTTTTGTAAAACTGTCGTCATCGTTAAGGGTTTCTAACCAATCACGCATTTCAATCTTTGCTCTTTCAATTCTTTTACGAGCACGACCAAGAGAATTTTCATCCTCAACGTTTTCAAGTTTTAGCATGGTACGTGAAGAAACAACAAAATCATAGCCAAGACCAACGACGTTTTCTACTTTAGCGTCGATAGCAGCATGGTTTGCAAAAGATGTATCGTAATAGTTTGCTAATTCATAAAGGTTATAGGGGGGTGTAATTACATCAAAAAGCCCATAACCATTTCTAACTGCTGTTCCTGGATTGATGGCTTTTGATTTTGTGTTATCTGTACCAGACTGAACTGCATTTGCGCTATCTAAATATGCGGAAGTTGGATCTACTGCCTTGCCAAGAGTACGAGCAGTGCGCCTTTTAAAATTTTGATCAAGATTGTTTAAATTTTTAATAAAATCCCAGTTTTTATTAAAAGGATCGTTCTTTTTAAATTCATCCTCTTTGTCTGCAAGATTATCAATACTTGCTCCAAGATAGTACTCTTCTTCATCAATCATCGGAACCATGCTCCTTTATTGTTTGCTGTGCTGCATGAACTGCGCCCAAATCATTCATATTGGGAATAAGTCCTTCTTTCATTCTGGCAATCTGCTCAGAGTATTCCATCTCACTTACACGATTTACGCCAGGATGAAAAACTGGTTTTCCTTCTGGCTGACCCCAATATTCTGCTGCTTTGCGTAATTCCATGATCTTTTCAAGATCACCTTTACGTGCAGGAATGTTTAAAAGGTTTCCGTGACCATCTCCAAAAACCTTGCCATTGGGTTTTTCCCAAAAATATAAACCCCAATCATAGTTTTTTTCAATAAGTTTTATCTTAGACTTACCAACTTCTCCTGGTTTTTTCTCTCTCATAACCATTAGTATACCATATTATGCTACAGTTGATGTAGAACTTGTCCAAATTGTATCTTTAAATACCTTTAAATAGTCAGTCTCTATATAAATACCTTCATCGTCATCTATAATATATTTATTTGTTCCAACATAGTTTTTATATACTTCTCCAGCATTAACGATATACCGGCTATTTCTGCTTTTAATTAAAACGTTATTCCAATCTGAATCATCCCAGTAGTTCCAATTTTGGTCGTTTATTTCTCCCCACGTTCTAAACAAAATTTGCTGCTCAAGTTGTGAATTAGTACCTTTATAAAAAGATATGTTGTTAAAAGTCATTAGATGTTTTAAATTTATTTTTCCATTATAAGAGTTTAAATTAAAGTTAACTGGGAATGATATACCTAAAACAGTCCATCTTTGAATTGATATAGTTGGCTCTGTTACATAAAGTCCATCTAGGTAATAATATAGTTCTGTAAATAATGTACTATTAGATTTTCTTTTAGCAAAAATAGTTGCTCTATCTGCATTTGATGAATTAGCCTGAATATAAAACTCAATGGTGTCATTTGCGTATTCTATTTCAAATATTAAAACTGGGTTTTGAGGAAATGCCCATAGGTCTGACCTGATAAACATTTGAATAGCACTTAGAGAATACTTAATGTCTAAACTTGGATTAATGTCAATACTCAACCCACGATTTAAATTGTTTAGTCCATCTCTTAATTCAATCCCGCTTTTTCTTGTAAGGTATAGGTATGGAACGCTTTCTTTGTCAATAACATATGGATTAACTCCTTTATAATCAGGGATACCACTTGCTAACTTGTATGGAACCAAGTCTATTGCATATCTACTTTTTATTGGATTTGAATCATTTGCATTTAAACTTTTTGCTGCAAATTCTATTTTTCTTAAAGAAAGTTTATTATGTAATATACCAAATACTTTAAACCTAATAGAATAAACCATTGATATAGTGTTAAAATCAATATCTTTTGATGGATAGATTAAATAATTATCAACAATCTCAAACCTTTCACTCTGCCAATCTGCCTCAGTATTTAAATTTAATATTCTTTTCTTAATTGCTGGATTTGTTGTTGCATAGTCTGCGTCTGCTTGCGTAATGCCTTGAGAAATATCTTGAAAAGTAACATATACTCTTACGTTTGAATTGTTAGTATTTAATGAATCAGAATTGTCTACCCAATAGGTGTCTCCCTCTTCTTTTACTTCAGATGGTGCTGGATAGTCAATATTAAACTGAATAAAATCAATATCTGTTATAGTCTCTTCATCTTCATCTAAAACATCTTTTGCAAGTACTGATAATGGAATGTAGTCTTCCCAGTAACCAAAAACTGAAATATCAATAAAAAACTTTCCATAATCTTCAAAAGAAAATAGAGTATAACTAGAAACATGATCAATAATAGAGTTTGAAAAATTAAAAGTACCGTCATCATAAAAGTATGAGTCTAAAGTAAAAGATGTATGTTTATATGTGTTAATTCCAACGCTATATATATTTCCAGTAAACATATTTTCTTTGTTTGGTTGGCTTCCAATGTATAATTTTAATAATCCTGGATTTGCAAAAAATTGAGCAAGACCACCTGTTGTATTGTTTGCAACTAGTTTTGAAATTTGAATTCCGGCAGTAAAAATTCCAACGGGACAAGTATGCGATCTAATCGTAGTTGAAACTCCAGCATAAGTAAAAACATAGTTTAGTAGAGTAGATTCTTTTTTGATGGCAAAACTGTTTACTCCGTCTGTTATGTACAAGAACATAGCATCTTGATTTTCTGTTAATTTAAATGTTCCAACAATAGAATCTATAGCGTTTGAAATAAATGAAAGACTTTCAAAATATATATAAGAATCAGTTCCCCAAGTTCCAGATGGCTTCAAACTAAAAAATTTAGATCCTGTAGTTTGAATTAATTTATTGGCAGCCTCTAGTTCGGTTATGGTTTTATTGTCAGATAGAATAAAATTAGGCAATTCATAGTCCGGAGTTTTAAGTGTTGATATTCCAGGAATTAAATTATCCTCAATTCCAGAATCCCAAGATCTTGTAGTTGGATATGTTATGTTATTGCTATATTCTGCAAATGGATAGTCTATTTCTACTGTTGATCCACCATAATAATTATCTATAATTTCTGGTGTTGTTGGAATACCCTGACCTAAAATATAATGAAATTTTCCTGCATTTGTTGAAATAGAATATGGATATAAAGAAATACAATCAATCTTAATTTGATCCACATATGTTTCATATGCATAGAAAGCAATCCAGTCATTGCTTTTACTTGTCTGTATTTCGTCGTATTGTGAAGGAAGATTAATTAATGAGGTGTCAATTACCAAAGATCCAACTTCTTCACCATTAACAAAAAGCATTGCTTTGTTTTTAATAAGTTTAATATGAACAAGCATTGGTCTATACCATTCACCAACAAAATGTGAAACAAAATCTCCATCAATTACTAAAGTTAAGAAACAATCTTTTACATACAATCCATCTGTTGATGCTATTGGTCCTAAAATTCTTTTTGCATCTGTTGTATTTACATCTGCCTGTAACCAAAATTCTAAAGTATAATCGTTGTATCTGCCAAATTCATTTAAAAATCCATAGCCTGGAAAAATAAAAGATGGTTGGGTGTTTGTAATTAAGTCTGTTTCATCTACAAAATAATTAACATCTGTCCAAGAATCTTCTTCATTTTTCCAGTAAGACCAACTTTCTTCAGCAACCTGTTCCCAAGTTCTATAATCAACTATTTCTGAGTGTGGGATTAATTGAACTGCTCTGTCTGATCCATAAACAAGCGGTACACCAAAATTTTTACCACTCAATGCATTATTGTCAACAACATAGTATCCACTGTTTGCATTAAGACCATAAGCATTTGCCTCAACTACTCCGTCTAAAGATAAATTAATAGTTGCTGGACTTGAAAGTTTTGTTTGACCTAATGATGTTGCATTAAACTCTTCACTGTGTTGACCTGCAGTAATTCCATTAAAATGAATATTATAGGCTGCAATATCTGCTCCTCCTGGAGAAGAAACAACTTTTATAACAAATTTAAATTCTTTGTCAAGGTCTGGAAAAGTAAATGTTGCTGAAATTGGAGTCCAAACCTCTGATTCAATAATTGTAAAATCTTTAAACTCTGATCCTCCATCATACTCATATCCAATAGATATTGAAACAATATTTGCACTTTCTGTATAGTAGTATGTGCTTAAAGCAAAGGTTTGTAGTGTAGGATTTAAAGATTGAAAATTTACTAGGTTTGCACTTTTTATATAAGATGTTGTGTTTGACCCAGAAGGAAGCGTAGACCTAAAGACTTTACGATAACTATCTGGAAATGGTTGAATTTGGTTTTCCCCATTAAAAACTGGAGTTGATCCAGAAATAACTGTTCCTTCTGTTTTAGTCCAAGTATTAATATCCCTTTGTGCTTCTGATATTAAAGATATGTAGTCTGCGGAATCATCTAGTGGCCAAATTGCAAGCGGATGCTCAGCAAAAATTTTCTCGGCATATAAATTAGATGCAATATTCATTATTAGTCTATTTTATCATACAAAGGGTTTCCCCAATTTACCTTTTCATATTCTAGTCCAGCATATGGGGAAGTTCCTGCTGGAGTATTCCAAAATTGTGACATAAGCAATGCACCGCTTTCTACCATAGAAATGGATCTTGCATATTTTTCTTTTTCTGGAATAATAAT